TAACGGCGTTCCATTCTATAAAACAGCAGCAGCAAAAGCTACAGGTACAAGAGTATAGGCAAAGCAATAATTTTATATTTAGCATATGAAATTTCAACGCATATACGAACATGAAGACAGTACTGAGATATGGAGTTTTGATATTGATAAATTCAGAAATGGACCTATTAGTGTTGAAATAAAGTATAAGGATGGTGCTGATAAGCAAAAAAATTGGAATAAAAAAGCTAAGCAATCTAGAGATGATAAGCGTAATGCTCGTCAAATGAAAAAAATAAATGAAAGAAATAAATGAGAATAGGATTAACAGGTACAATGAGTGTAGGTAAAACTACATTAGCTAAAGCATTAGGTGAATTAGATCAGCTTAAAGATCATAGTGTATATACTGAACGTAGTAAATACTTACGTGATTTAGGTATTCCATTGAATACTGATTCTACATTAAATGGTCAATTTGTATTTTTAGCTGAGCGTGCTACTGAATTACTACATTCAAATATTATTACAGATAGAACAATTTGGGATGTGTGTGCATTTACATTAGGTGCTAAATCAATTAATGAATTTGATAAACGTACATTTGTTGAAGCAGCTATGATGTTTCGTAATCAATATGATTTAGTTATTTATGTTGATCCTCATGGTATTGTTATGGAAGATAATGGTGTTAGAGAAACTGATTTACATTACAGACGTAAAATAGATGAAGTTATTAAAATGTCTTTAGCTGAATTTCCACCTAAAAAATTAATTATAGTTGAAGGTACAACAGAGCAACGTATTTCTACAATTTTACAAAATATTTAATATTTATATGATGAACAACACGAACGCAGACAAAATGAAAAGTAAAGAACTACGCAAAATTATACGCGAAGCTATAACAGATGTATTATCTGAGGCTACACAAAAAACCACTATAGACTACAAAAATTCAGCTATTCCTGATAAAATATTAGATATTGACCCAGCAGATCTTGCTACTATCAATAAACTAAAAACAGATCCTAACGTAAGTAGTGTAACAGCAGGTACTAGAAAAATTAAAGAATCAGATATTGATGAAATGGCTCGTATCCCTAAAGGATATAGACTAACAGACGATAATGTTGATATAACAAGATTTACTAAAACTATTTCAGGTACATCATTAGCTGATGTTATTAACTACTTTAGAGAAAATCCAGGTACAGATAAAAAAGCATTACAAACACACTTTAATTTCGCTCGCCCACAAATTGCTAACGCTATTGTTAATGGTTTAATGGATGCAGGTGTATTAACAAAGTTAGGTGCAGGTGGTGAAGAAGAAGCACCAGGTACTCAAGCACAAGCTCCAGCAGCAACTGATGCTGAAGATATGTTTGTTGGTGGTGCTGAAAATCCATTAGCAATGTATGTCGATGGTGAACCAAATGATGATGGCTCTGAAGATATGGTTGAACCAGAAGCAGGAGAAATTGAAAAAGCACCTATGGCTGGTCAATTATCAGACGAAGATTTTGAAGCGTTCTTAAAAGCATCTACATTAGAAGATCGTATTGCTAAAGTAAAAAGTGATATATTAAAAACAAGACGTTCTAAAAGCGGTGGTGAGTTTGAAACAGAACCATCTACTGAAGTACAACGTTTACGTGCTTTAAAAGTAACATTAGAAAAGCGTTTAGCTGATTTAGTTGCAGGATCAAAATATTTACAAAAGAGAAGTGGTGTAGAACCAGAAGATATAGAAATGCCAGATACAGAAGAAGAACCATTAGATGAGTGGGCAATTGGTAAAGCACAATATTACGCAGGTATAAAAAAATAAAATATGAAAAAAACAATCTTATTAATTGTAGCGGTTTTAACAATAGGTTATATTATTTTTGATAAAATAGGTGATATAGGTTTAACAAAAGAATTTACTCAAAAACAAGATAGCCTAGTACAAGCTGTTGATTCAATGAAATTAGATATTGTTAAAGACAATGCTAAGATTGATTCATTAGTATACGTTGATAATGTTTTAAGTGATAAAGTAATTTATATGAAAAATCATGTAAAAACAGTTACTAAATATGTTGATTCATCCAAATCAGCAATTGATAATTATACAGAACATCAATTAGTTACTTCATTCAATACTCGCTATCCTAAAGATACAGTAACTAATCCATTACCAGTAGCACAACCAGTATTAGTAGCTGCAGCTAAGGATTTAGTTGAATTAGATGGTGCTAAACAAATTATCACTATTAAAGATAGTGTTATTGCATTAACTGAAGCTAGAGTAATAGGTAAAGATAGTGTTATTGCGGTGTTTGTTAAAAAAGAAGGTACATATAAAAATATTATGTTCAACCAAGATACACAAATCAAAGATTGGAAATTCCAATATAATGCTTTACAATTACAAAATGCTAAATTAAAAGCAAAAAATAAATTTACTAAAATTGGTGCAGGTTTAGTTGTTGGTGGATTAGTTTACTTAATGGTAGCAAAATAAAATGGATAAAATAAATAAATTATTAAAAGAATTAATAAATGTTTCTTTAATAAACGAAGCTGATATAAGAACACTTCGTAGAGTAGTTATCCTAGCTATTTTTAATTCTGATATTCCTAACCAGATGGAAAAAGATTTTAAAAGAAGAATATCTTCAAATCCAGACCCAGGAGTAATTAAATCTAACAAAAAATTTTTAGAACAATTATTAGAAGATAAAGCAGCATTAGTTAATGATAAAAAATATTTAGAATTACAACAAGACCAAAAATTTCAAGAATTATCAAATTCAGTTAACAATAAGTTAACTAGCTTAAATAGAGCTAATGATATTAACTTTGGTAATATAGCATTTACAAAACCTCAATTAAGTAAGAAATTTTCATATTCAACATTACTATATTATGCTGCTGAAGGTGAAGTAAAAAACTTAGAAAATTATTTAAGTAGAACATATGGATCTAAATTTGTATTTGATTTACTTAGAACTAAAGAAATGGGACCAGGATCTTCAGAAACATCCCAATCAGAAATATCTGAAACTATAAATGAACTTGATTTACCACATATGCTTGCCTCTAAAACCCCTGTTGAGGATTTAGATAGAGAAATAGGTACAAGATTAGCTAAAAAGTATACTTACCCTTCAGGCTATTCTGAAGATTTCATTGAAAAAACTATTACAGATATAAAACCACAAAATCCTAAATTTAAGGATCCTATATATCAAGAAAATTTAGATGATACTTATAAGTATCTTGTTCAAGTAAATAGAACAACTTTAGGAGGTATTAAAGCAGATACACCATTAAAAAAATGGAATCTTGTATATGGTGTAATATCTCATTACAATACTAACGATATGAAATTCTTTGTTGAAACATGGCCGGGTGGTGAAGATCCTGAAGGTAAATCATATTTTGATATATTGATGGATTTAGAAAAAAAATACGATGTACCTATTAACTGGATTCCTAGTCCAAATAGCTTAGGCATAATCACACAAGCTATAGATAAAAAATTTAGCAATAAATAGCCCCGCCATAGTCTCAGTATTATGGTTTAAAGTTCGATCCCGTAAGATCGGACTTTTTTTATATATTTATATACATGAGTCAAGCGAACATTAAGGAAATAATCAAGGCGGAGTACATCAAATGTGCTACCGATCCAATACATTTCTTTAGAAAATACTGTTATATATCTCATCCAATCAAAGGTAGAATATTATTCCATCTATATCCATTTCAGGAAGATGTATTGACGGATTTTAGAAATGAGAGATTTACTATTATAAATAAATCAAGACAGCTAGGTATATCTACTTTAACTGCAGGTTATTCTTTATGGACAATGTTGTTTAGTAAAGATAAAACTGTGTTGTGTATTGCCACTAAGCAAGAAACAGCTAAAGGAATGGTAGAAAAAGTACAGTTTATGTATAATAACTTACCAAGTTGGTTACGTGGTAATATAAAACCATTATCTGATAATAAATTATCATTAAAACTAGCTAATAACTCTCAAATTATAGCTACATCAGCGGCATCAGATGCAGGTAGATCGTACGCCGTATCATTGTTATTAATAGATGAGGCTGCGTTTATTGAAGGTATTGATAAAATTTATACGAGTATTAAACCAACCATCGCAACGGGTGGAGGTATTATAGCATTATCATCACCAAATGGTGTTGGTAACTGGTTTCATAAAACGTATGCTGAGGCAGAGATTAATAAAAATGACTTTAAAGCAATTAAATTAAAATGGAGTTTACATCCTGATAGAGATGAAGCCTGGGAAGAACGTGAAAGAATAAATATGTCAGCTCGTGAGTTTGCTCAAGAGTATGACTGCGACTTTTTAGGCTCAGGAAATTCAGTTGTTGACCCTGATATATTATCCTTTTATGAAGAAACATT